GGAACCCGAGCCCCCACTCTCCTTTATCCCCGAACCAGCCTGAACCAGCCCGAACCGAGTCTGATTTGCCAGAATTTGGGCGCACTGAGCCAAGATTGGAAACGCCTTCGGATGCTGTGGATTCGTTTGGTCCTGAGGTTGCAGCTCTCGCTCAGTCAGTTTTAAAGATCACACTCATGCCGTGGCAGATTCGAGCGTTGACTGGGATGTTGGGTCACGATGGCACCGGGCGACTGTGTGCAAATGAGGCGGTCATAGGAACGGGCCGCCAAAATGGAAAGTCTTGGATGCTTCGTGCACTTTGTGCAGGCTGGGCACTTAAGGGACCCGAGTGGTGGGGCCGTCCGCAGGAAATCCAGATTGTTGCCAACAAAAAGAAACGCGCAATGGAAACTTGGCGTTTCTTGGCAAACACTTTTGAGAAACTTGATTTGGCTACGGTGCGCCGCACGAATGGTGATGAGGCGATTTTGTGCCATAACGGGTCAGTCATTTCGATGGGTGTCGCTCGCGCTGACGAGCATGGTGGAAGTCCAGACCTTTTGTGTGTGGACGAACTTTGGGACATCAGCCCTGACGTGCTATTTGACGCGTTCAGACCGAGTCAAATTGCCAAGCCGAATCCTCTACTCGCCTGTTTTAGCACGGCGGGAACGCAGGCCAGTACGGCGATGCAAATGCTAAGAGAACAGGCTTTGCACGCAATTGATAAAGGGATCACAAACGGTATTTACTGGTGTGAGTGGTCGCCTCCACCCGGTGTAAATATGGAGGACCGCCAATGGTGGCCGTGGAGTAATCCTGCGCTGGGTACGACGATTCAATGGCGTTCACTTGAGAAGGCTTTTGCTGGTCCTGATCGTGGCGCATGGCTCCGTGCCCACGGAAACCTTTGGATTGCGTCGGCTGATTCGTGGTTACCGTTCGGTCTGTGGGCTGATCGAGTTAGCCAAGTGCCGATTCCAGACGGAGGGATTTTGTGCGTTGACAACTCGCTAGACAATGAAACGCTTTACTGCGGAGTAAGAGCTGTCGCGCATGAAGGCGGCGTAATCGTGACAACCGAATTTGTGGTGGATTCCCAGTCGCAAATGTGGGCCGAGGTAAATCGTGTTATGCAGAACCGAGAGATTCAATTGCGAATCAACCCAACATTGCATCCGCACACTCCCCCCGATTTTGCGCGCCGTACACAGATGGTCGGCTACAAAGAACTAAAAGCAGCAACCCCAATTTGTCGTGGGATGATTTTGGAGGACAAGTTGCATCACACTGGCGAGATCGCATTATCTGAACACGTCACTAGGGCGGTACAGGTCAAGGTGGACGATGGCGCACCGCTTAGTTCACAAAAGTCACCCGGTCCGATCACGCTTGCTCGATGCATGGTTTTTGCAGCTGCTGAAGCAGGCCGACCGACACGATCATCTCGTGCCGCTTTCGCTTTTGGCTGAGGGTACTTAACACAGAACAAAAAGTGTGAGAGACTCGCAAGTGATGGCTCTTTTCGGTAGCAAGAAAGTTAATGCGACCCCCGCGTTTGCGTCTGCTCCCGTTCAGGCCGCGGCTGGTTCAGCCGCGCAGATCGGCGATTTTTACGCGTACTCTGTCGGGGAGTTGCAACGACTCGCTTTGTCTGTGCCGACCATTTCGCGTTCAATTCAGATGATCGCGTCAATGGTCGGCTGCTTGGAACTTAAGCACTACACGACCCAGTGGACAGGGTCCGAGTACGAGGAAATTTACATTCCGAATGAACAGTGGATGGATCAACCCGATCCTCGCGTGACTCGAAACTTCATTTTCTCGCAACTGGTAACAGACCTCATTTTGTGGGGACAGGGCTTTTGGTATGTCACTTCACGGTCGTCCGCCACTGGCCGTCCGCTTTCGTTTGAATGGCTCCCTGCCGCAATGGTCAGTCTGGGCGACCAGCAGACTGCCCAGCGTTTCGGACCGTCTAACGACATTATGTTTAACGGCATCCAGTTAAACACTGATGACGTGATCCAGTTCTTGGCACCGTCGCAAGGTCTGCTCTATACGGGCAACCGCGCAATTGCTACGGCGATCAAACTTCAGCAGGCATCAGATCGTTTCGCAGTCAATGAGATTGCGGCCGGGTGGCTTCAGCAAACCGACGCATCCGAACCAATGTCAGCCGAGGACCTTTCCGAACTTGCAGCTGCTTGGCGCAACGCTCGACAAGTTGGTGCCATTGGCGCACTCAACAGCGTCGTGACTTTTAAAGAGTTCTCCAGTGATCCGAACAAACTGCAACTGATTGAGTCGCGTCAATTCCAAGCACTTGAACTGTCTCGGGCCACTGGAATCCCCGCATACCTTTTGGGCATCGGCGTACAGGGTTACACCTACCAAAACGCACAGTCAGCACGACAGGACCTTTACTTGTTCGGCGCAAAACAGTATTTGGATTGCATTGAACAAACATTGTCAATGAACAACATTTTGCCTCGTGGCCGTTATGTTGAATTTGACATTGACGATTATTTAGCAGAAAACGATTTAGCAAGCGTTGCTTACGAACCGTCAGCAGATGAACGCAGATCAGAGGAAATGGCATGATTCGACTAACAGCCGATCTACCCACATTGGACTTTGCAAAATCAGATAGCGACGCACCCGCGTCTATCTCTGGTATCGCAGTCCCGTGGGCCCCAGTCACCGCAACCGTTTTAGGCGGTCAGCGTGTGGCGTTTGAGCGAGGTGCTTTTGATGTCAATCAGAAAGCCGCCAAACTCATTGAGGGACACGATTTAACGCAGTTGCGTGGCACCGTGAACGCGCGCGCCGATATGGATGAGGGCCTTGGCTTCACTGCGACGTTTGCCCGGACGAGGGCCAGTTCGGATGCCGTAGAACTTATCCGCTCGGGTGCTTACGATGCCGTCAGTGTTGGCGCAGAAGTTCAGGAGTCGTACTACGACAAAGAACTTAAAGCCACCGTCGTCACCCGTGCTTCACTTGTCGAATTGTCTTTGGTCGCCGTACCAGCGTTCTCAGGCGCAGAAATACGCGACCTTGTAGCCCAAGCCGACGAACCCGAAAAAGAAATCCCAACAGAAACAACCCCAACAACACCATCCGAGGAGGATGAAACCATGTCAGAACCCACAACCGTTGAAGCCGCAATCGCGACTCAACCGATCTATGCAACCGCCAAGCGCGAATTCAAATTGCCTTCAACATCCGAATACATTTCAGCATTCGTACGCGGTGGCAGTGATTTTGCACAACTCAACGAAAACATCCGCGCCGCAGCTCCCAACGTGACGACCCCTGATTTGCCCGGTGTAGTCCCGACTCCCATCATTCAAAATGTGTTTAACTCGTTTGTGGGTTCCCGCCCCCTCGTAGATGCAACCACATTGCGCCCCATGCCGCAGGGAGGCTCAGTTTTCATTCGTCCAGTGGTGTCGGTCCATAACTCAGTGGGCACTGCCACACAGAACACGACCATCACTGCATCGGCATTTGAAATCAATGACGTGCAGATCACTAAGACCATTCAGGGTGGTTATGTTGAAATCAGCGAAGCCGCAATTGACTGGACACAGCCTGAAGCACTCGGACCGTTGCTTGACGACATGGCCCGCGTCTATGCAGACCGCACCGACTTGCTCGCCTGCTCAGAATTGCAGACTGGCACCACCAACAGCAACAACTTTGCTAACGCATCAATCGCTGACCCGGCTTACTGGGTTGAGTGGATGTATACCGCCGCCGCAGACATCTTGACTGGCTCAAATGGCAACTTGCCGTCCATTCTTGCTGTGTCACCAAACGTCTGGAAGTTGATGGGCAGTTTGTCCGATACCGCAGACCGTCCGTTGTTCCCACAGGTGGGCCCAATGAACGCATACGGTTCACTCAATGTCGCTTCGACACAGGGCGCGTTTGCTTTTGGTTTGCGCGTCGTCGTTGACCGCAACTTGACCTCGGCTGGCATGACCATCCTTGACCCTCGCGCACTTGAGAACTACGAAATGGCGAAGGGTGCAATTTCCGTGGAAATGCCCTCACAACTCTCACGCCAAATCGCGTTCCGTGGCTACTGGGCATCCAAGGTCATTGACCCAACCCTCACCATCAAGGCCGCTTTCGTCTGATAGACGGAAACTTTGAGAGGATCTGAATCATGGCCGTATTCACCGTTACGCACGCACAGCGTGTAGACGACTACGCCGTGATCCAGACCCTCGAGGCAACCGACATCACGATCGGTCAGACGATCGTCGTTGCAGGAGTAGGAAACAATTTTGATGCGACTTACATCGTTCAGGCTGTCCCTACTTTTCTGTATGTTGGTATCGGCGTACAAGGTGACTTTATATTTGATTATGAAGTCACCATCACGAATCAACTACTTGTCAAATCAAACTTCGATAACTATCAAAGGGCTTCAGCAACTGGAACCGTAACTTGGACCCAGACGTGCAGTTGGACCACGGTCGGAAATACGCAAGAGTTTCTCGGGATCGCGTCGGCCACGGCAAATGACACCGCTTACCTAACTACTTGTGTCGCAGCTGCAAACGCTTGGTGTTTCAGGCGTCGCGTGCAGGCTGGTTACCACGACAGTCTCACCA